GTGCAGGTCTTGTCACACCGTCAAGTGTTGCATCCCACTGTTTCAGGATGTCACAACCATTCTGGACAGCTTCATCACCTGCATCCAGTCTTGCCTGTTGATTTATCCTGTTCCCCTCTGTCCTTGCTATCCGCATTGCGTCAGACAGGTCAATCTGGAAACGCTTCTGGACAGCCAAGGATTCAGCGACTTCAAGCCAACCCAGACCTGAAGCGATTCCCCTTGTAGCTTCCAAGGCTATCTGCTTCTTCAGTGTTCGGATGTTCTGGACAGTCAGACCTTTTCCAAGGTAGTATTCCTTGCTGATCTTGCTGTCTGTCTGGATCGCTTTGACCATCTTCTTGGGATCAACAGGAATCGTGAAGGGGATCCCTTCCTTCTGCAGTTCGTACATGGATCCAATATAACCATTCTGATAGGATCCTTGGAAAAATTCGTTTGCAGTCTTGTAAGTGTGCGTCTGCAGGTCATTCAGGACACCATCTATCTGTTTGAGAAGTGCAGTCTGATATTTCTTCTGATAGATGATGGACTGCAGGTTCTGCATATCCTTCCTGCTGTTCAGTCTTCTAAGCTGTTCCTGACAGTCCTTCCTTGCTTTCTCATAAGCCTTTTCCAGATCCTTCAGACACTGACTTTCATCCTTCAGCTGTTTCCTGATCGTTTCCTGTTCCCACTTCTTCATCCGTCTTTACCTGATCCAAGACACCAAGACTTTCTTCTGTTTCCTTCCTGTCTTCAGGATCTGGAAGTTTGTCCTTGATGTCTTCATAGTCAATGTCCAAGATCTCACAGATGATCTGGATGATCGTTTCATCGTCAAGGATCCCCTGAAGTCCAAGGATTGTGTTGATCTGCACCTGCTGTTTCTCAGCATCTGTCTTTTCTATCTGTGCATTATCAGAAGCGTTGGTCATGATCTCACGTTCGAAATCAAACCACACATCCTTCTTCTGATAGTCTGTCCCTTCCTTGCTGTTGATCTCTTCCAAGACCACCTTCAGGATCTGGTTCATGAACCGCTTCAATCGGATCTCTAACTTATTGCACTTCAGATCCAGAAGGGAATATCTGGACTTGATGACAATGTTCGTGATGTTCCCATCCCCGATCTGTGCAGAATTGAACCCCATACCGAACCGATAGATGTTCTTCTCGTCTTCCTGCATCTTTGCCTGTCTAGCCTGATAAGGGATGTCCACAGTGTGGACTTCGACACCACCTGTGGAATCAACACCGATCATTTTTTTGGTCTTCAGGTTGACCGCTAATTCTTCCAAGTTGTCACCTTGGAACCCCTTGACAACGTGAAGGGGATGGTCAAAGTCTGCAAGGTTATTCGAAAGACCGCAGGACATCATGTCATAATCGTCAATCAGATCCTTGATGGGTTTCACCCCTGAGATCTGTTTGCGGTTATTATCCAACCTGAAGAAGGGGATGAATCCAAAGTTGTCATAGTAGACAGCTTCATCACCTTCCTTGTGATAGATCACATGTGGTCTTGGGTTTATCTTCTCAGCAGGATCCAAGATCAGTTTGTCACTGTCTTCCATGACATAGAATGTGACCTGATCCTTGTCCCAGACCTGCACCCTTTTGATGGTCTTGTTGGACTTTGCAACCCTGTCTATGTACCAGTAGATAACGTATGCACAACCGTCATCTGTTTCCTTCTCACGAACTTCCACAACACCCATGCAGTCAGCATGTTCAAAGTGCTTCCTTCCATCCTGCCCCATGTAGCTGTACATGTACGACCAACCACAGGAAATAGTTCCTGTCAGGACTTCCTGCAGTTCACTGATGAATTCTTCGTCAAAGTATTCGTCCAGAAGTTCCTGCAGTCTGGGATCATCGGATCTGACAAAGATCCCTTCCTTGTTTGACAGCATGTACTGGACTTCCTGATCAACTAACTCGGTGAAGAAGGGATGACTGATCTTAATGTTGGATCTGGTCTTGTCTTCGACCAGTTCACCATCTGCGTTGAAGTAGAACATCCTGAACTGCTTTATGTCATGTTCCCCTTCATAGTATCTGGTTCCAATTCCTGCAAGTCTTTTCTTAGTGGAAGTGGAATCTTCCTGCATGAAATATTTGATCTCTGATTCTGTCAGCATGATAACCACCCCCATTCTTCAGTAGATCCATTTGTTACCGATGATCTCATCTTCCAGACCATAACGCATAGCATCCATCAGGTGGTTGAAATCATCAATAGGCACATTCAGTTTCTTTCCAAATTTATCTTTTGACCACATGTAGTTGCTAACTTCAGTCAGGAAGTTCACACATCTGGGATGGACATGGATCTTCAGATCTTGAATCCACTGGATCCCATTCGCAATAGAATCCTTACCCTTCTTTGCACCCTTCACCCTGATGTGATAGGTCTGCAGTTCGTCAATGGACTTAGGTTCTGCACTGTCAGCTGTGGTCTTTTCCTTGCTGTAACCCATATCTGTGATCAGTCCTGCTATCTTCCTGTTGGATAATCCAGTCTGGTAGAACTCATCCCAGATCCACAGGTCTTTACTGGTCTTATCCAAGAACATAACAATGTATGCACTCGGATCATTAGTATAACCAAAGTCCAACCCACACAGTGTCTTCAGCTGTGGGTGTGTCTGCCTGATCTGTTCCAATGTGAACTTTTCTTCTGACCAGTTCTCATAGATCAGACCGTCAACAATACCCCATCCACCAAGACCTGCGACCTTGTACCTTCTGGGATTCTGGATCTTCATCCTTTCGAACACTGCAAGGTCAGCCTGATCCAACCACTCATTACATTTGTAGTTGGTGGTCATGGCTAAGATCTCAGGATCCTTCACATCAAAGAAGCGTTTCTTCAACCAGTGTCTTTCATTCCAAGGATTGAAGGTCAGTGTGATCTGCTTCCATAATCCTTCAGGGACTTCACCACGAATGGATTCATCCAACATGTCAAAATCTTCTTCTGAAAGAAGTTCATACGCTTCTTCAATCCACATCCAACACAGACAGCCAACAGGGACTGTGATAGATGTTACCTTCAGGGGATCATCCAGACCCCTGAACAGGATTTTCTGTCCTGTGGGTAAATATGTAGCTTCAAGCGGTGACAGGGTGAAGTTCCACAGGTGGTCAACACCTAACCGATGGACAGCCCACTGCAGATCTGTCCAACAGGAATCCTTCAGTGTCCTGAAGACCTTTCGGACTACCAGAAGGTTAGATCCCTTGTGTTTCATCATCATGTAGATGAAATATAAAGCTGTGGTCTTGGACTTCTTTGACGCTCGTGATCCCTTAACTACCCTGTACCTTCCCTTAAAATTCCAGAAGGTTTTGTAACCCTTGCCAACAAGATCAGGTAAATGATAGTATTTCTTCTTCATAGTTCCTGCACCTGTTGCAGTTATGACAGTTAGCAAGGTTCACCGTCAGGAATCCTTTCTTCGATTTACAATACCCACAGATCCAGACTGACCAGTTCCCATCAATTAGTGGTAGTGGTTCCATCTGTGGTGCTATATTCCTGTGTGACCGTCTTCTTCGTCTGTTGTATTCCCTCTGTCTCTTCAGCTGTCGTTTAGTCTTCAAGATCTTCTTCACCACCGAATACAGGAATGACAACATTCAAGGTCATACTGTTATCAAGAACGCCTTGCATCTTTGCCAGAAGGTTGATCGCCTTGATCCTGTCAGACTGTGAAGGTTTCTTCTTGTGCTTCACACCTTCAGAACAACCGTCACCAATCCCTTCCACCACAATCACTTCTTCTTCTGATTCCTGCAGGATGATGGATGTCAGGACTTCCTGCATCTTCCTTGCATCAATGATGTTCTGGTTCTTGATTTCACCCTGAAGTTCTCTGATCCGCTGTTTAACGTCAGCATTGGTCATCAACCGCTGACCAACTTGTTTTGCAGATCTTTCAGAATATCCTGCACTGATCGCTGACTGTGTGATGTTCCCACACTTGCTGAATTCCTGACAGAACCTTTCCTGTCTTTCA